ACGCCCTAAAGCACCTTGGAAGGAATTACCATACTCACCGCCAGAAGAAACTTGGTCACGACTAAGACCTAATTCCCCATAACGCTTTTTAAGCACATTACGAACCTGACTAGGCCAGTTATATATGCCTTGTTGTCCGCCTTCCTCAACAGCTAAAGTAATTAGCTTTGCAAAATCTATAGCCATTGGAATCTCCTAGTTGATGCGCTGACCATTGGCAAAATCTGACCCACCAACACCCCCGCCATAACCTCCCATACCGCCAAGCATATTAGCTACACTTGCAGGATTAAACGCAGCAGCCTGTGGATTGTATGCTGACGCTTGTACAGCTTGAGGCCGACCCATGCTTGGTACGTTTTGATACGCAGGAACGTCAATGGGTCGAGTCTGCGAAACCATTTGAGGCATATTGAATGGCACACCCATAAGAGCATACTGATAGAAAGGCAAAGAGCCAGCGCGCATCCTGTAGGCTTCACCAGCGCCTGTCCTCAATGCAGCTAATTGCTGAGGAACAGCTTCAGAGTAAATATCTAGCCCACGCTGATAGCCCTGCTGTAAGGCTTGTGCAGTAGGGTCGTAAGCACTTAGAACGTCTTGACGACCTTGTGCTGTCTGCTGCTTGATATAGTCTTCGGCGCTGCGGCGATTCTCTGCGGCAACATCCATGCCGTAAGTGTCTGTACCACCGAAAAGTCTGTCGGTTACGCTGCTCATAACTTAAATTCCTGTTTGGCAATACCTAGATGCCATTGATCGTGTATTTTACCATCTTTTAGGTAGCTTTTGCGGTTTAAGCCTTCTTCTCTCATTCCTGCCTTCATCGCAAACAATTTTACATTTCTATAGATTACAGGGATTTGGCACACTACCTTTTCATACTGAGTGTTGCCAAATATCCACCCCAATACTTCTTTTGCCGACTTGTAGGCTCTTTTGCCTCTCGTCTCTGGGGGCATCATAGGATGTATCTGCAATGTCACACCGTTGTTTGGATGCACGTTGTAGATACCTACAAACCCTTCGTCATCAGAAGACAGTAGCCAGCCTTCCGTTAGGTCTGGACTCCATGTCTCTGGATTCATGCCGTCTTCAGCTACGGTCTTCCACAGCTCTGGCATTGTGGCAATCTTCTTAATTAAATCAGAGTCTTTAGTCTCTGAAATCACACAGCCACCCAGCCCTGCGTTACATCGCCGCCTATATCTGGCTGCATCTTCCGGTATTCTATTGCGCCTGTTGAGCCTGTTGAGTCAATGTAAAGGCTATACTGACGAGCCTCTACCACGCCTTCTGGCGACCCATTTCCTACTATCGGGATGCTCAGGCTTGCGTCCTGAGTGAATTGTCTGAAGGGCTGCGCCATAGTCCCATCTGGCTGTACGATAGGCTGCGCGGCGTTGAGTCTGGGGCTTGTCACTTGTCTCCACCAATTATATTCGCCGTGAGTTGGATAATTACAGGCTTCACCGCATCCGTCAGGGTAAAGCGGAATACCTCAAATCTAGCCGCCCTGCCGTTCCTGCGCCAGATAGCCCTGCGGGTATACTCACCGATCTTGCCTATTGATCTAGCGATAGGGCCGCTCCAAGTCTTGCCGTCCTTGCTTCGCTCTAAGACTATCTGCGGGTCTACAACGTCTGAATTACCTACGCCTGACTCCACTGTAAGCTCCAAGGATGGAAAGAACACGGACTGCATATTGTTCTGGAAAGGCTGTGTAGCGACTCTGCGGATAATAGGGTTGCCGTACTCTGTGTAAACGTCAGGGTCTAATTCACCAATCCTGCCGTCTATAATGTCTCCGCACAGAATCTTGTTGTACGCCTTGACCACAGAAGCCGCTCTGAAAGCCCCTAGAGTGCCTTCTATGAACGACTTACGCTCATGCCATCGTTGGCTGGTGGTGTCGTATACAAGCGTTGTAGAGGGCAGGGCAAAGCCTATAAAGTAAGCGCCTTTGCTGGCGTATGCCCAAGAGTAAATAGCAGAGACTTGCGTATCTGACAGGTTGGACAGTAATGAGTCTATCGCAGTGGTTGAAATCTTTACTGTAGAGTTGCCATTCAATGCCCAGATGGCTGGCCCTTCATTCTCTCCACCGCCTACCCACATAAACGTGTCTTGTGCGTTTACTAGTGAGTATGGAGCGTAACAACCTTTCTGTAAGAATAGACCTGTACGTTGGAAAGGAAAATCAGCACCACCTATATTCTGGAAAGCCTCAAACGTCTGACCGCCAGAAATAAACAGTTGGTTCTTGTAAACCACAGGAGCAACAATGTCATCAGGGTCGGACTCGGCTGTACCGAAGTCAAGAGCGTTATAGCTCAGGCCGTCATTGATGGAGCTTACTATGAACTTCTTAGAGTCTGTGGTCACCAAGAAGTAGCCATCTATGAACACTACGAACTGGGGGTTGCCATTCGCAGTGAAGTCCGAATCCGTAATCTCAGCAAAGGTATCTGTAACGTGGTTATAGATATAGCCTTTACCGTTAGGCACTAAGACCATTAACTGTGTGCCGTTATCAGCCATTGAGACTCGTACAGTGCCTTCAATGTCACCGATAAACGTCAGCGTGTAATCTTCTTCTAACCTATACAGCCTGTCGCCATTCACAAAATACGGCTTGCCAGCCATCTCGTGTGCGCCACGGTTTATATCATTAACAGTTTGCGCCTCAGCGACTTGAGACAGTCCCTCAGTGCCGAATAGAGTCTCTTGAGATAAACCAACACCTTGAACAATGTTCGGATACCAGTTAGTGCATTCTTGAGCGGAGATGGGCAGGGAGTCTGAAACATAAAACCCATTCGCTATTGGTAACTGAGTTACAGGCATTAGAGCGCCCCTATAATGGCATCCAATACAATCAGGTTGTCAGTTGTTGATTCGTTTCTGACGAATATCTCAACGTAGTCACCCTCATCTAGCTCCAAGTTAGCAAACGTGGCTAGGCTTCTGTACAGCCCGTTAGATGTTGTGGTGGTTGTTTTTGATGAGGGAATAACTGTGCCGTTTAGAGCGATGTACATTGACACTGTATGGTTAGTGCCGCTGGCAACAGTCATACTTACAATAGCGTTGATGATGTGCCTAGCAGTACTCCCTGTGTGGGTAATTTTACCAGTCGTGTCTCCGGTGTAGCCAGCTTCATCACCTACTGTGAATGTGCCTGCAACCTTTACAGGAGTAGCAGTGCTTGTAATCACCGTCTCAGTAGAATTGCCGTGCATATTGACGTTGGCGTACTCAGCTACACCTACTTGTGTGATAGTCACATAGTCATCAGTAGACGTAATGTCTATGCCGTTACCAGCAACCAGACTAGCAAACGTAGGGCTGTCGGCTGTGGTATTTAGAAAGATAGCCGCGCCTGTCGCATCCTGTGTAAAGTTGTGCGCGAGTATAACGCCATTCTCAGGAGACACGTTAGCCACAATACCCGAGCCATTCTCAAGGTTGCGGATGTTATTAACAGTCCCCTGAGTGTCTAGGATGGCTGCGCCAGTCACAGCACCGTCTTGGACTATTGAGCCAGAGACTCCGAGGTTAGTCACAAAGTCAGTGTAGGCAATCTTGTAGTTAGTGCCATTAACTACATAGTCTAAATAACCGCCAGCCTCAACCGATGTTTTAGCAACGAACTCACTTTTCTTACGACCTTGTGCGCGTGTAGTCATTGGGTATTATTCTCCAGACCAATAGCCCCAGTAGTCTCAGCAAGTATCTCAGCTTCATACTCTGGATAGAAATGTCCGTTAAGACCCCATGACTCATCTTCGTTACCAGAGCCAAGAGGGAGTGTAGAAGGTAGTGCTGTGGCGCGGATACGCTGACCAATGGTACGCATAGTCTGCAAGCCTTGACGCGCAGCTAGTGCCAATCCCTCAGAGACAACGCCTCCGTAGTCAGGGGACACCTCTATTGCCATGTTAGCAATAAGTCCGCGCAATGCACCTGTCGGAATCGTGACAGTATCACCTAAATCTGACACTTCCGTATAACCCAAGTTAATGCCTTGTGCATCTAACTGGGCCATGTAGTTATTCATAGCAAAAATAAAGTCCTGATACTCGTCTGGCTCAAGTGGAGACTCAGACGCTTGTACCAAGATGCGTTGTAGTGCCGCCTTAGCGACTTGAGCTACAGTAGCCATTATTCGTAAGATGCTCCGCCTTTCATGGTTTTGCCAGACTTCTTCTTGCGCTTTTTCTTCGCTTTGTCTGCCGCCTTCATACCTTCTTTCGTGTATGGGAATTTCTTACCGCCTACCATTGGCATATGTCACCTCACTCGTATGTTGCTTTCTTGGCTGTCTTGGCTGACTGTCTAAAAGCCTTTGCTGTAGGTGCGCCCTTAGAGCCAACCTTACGCATTCTTTCGGGAGTCTTGCCCTCAGCCTTTTGGCGCTTGATGCGCTTGCGTTTAGCGTGGATGTTTGCGTATAGACCGTCACTCATACTTAGCCTTCATTGATTTAGCGCCTTTACACTTCCAACGCTTGCGACTTAGATTGTTTGGCGTGTTGGGGTCATTCTGCTTGTCTTTAGGCAGTCTCTTCTTGATACCTAATGACCTAGCGCAATATGAGTCGCCCTTGCTTGTCCCAGCGCGTACTCGCGGCCCACCGTCTTTAGCCTTGCCAGCCTGCCCGTAGGAGACTTTCTTGCCTGACGCTGTAACCTTAACCTTAGCCTTGCCTTTTGCTGGTTTTGCCATATAAGCGAAAAGGGGGCCGAAGCCCCCTCCTCCATTCTAGCGTTATACGCCGAAGCCTTGACCTGCGAAGAGCGGGTTGAAGCAAGCGTATGCAGGCAGAAGGTCGAAACGAATCTTCTGCGTGTTAGCGTCACCGTCTGCGTACTTAGATACACGGATGCTGAAGCCGTCGCTAGTAGTAGCGATTGTGTCAGTGCTGTAGAGCTTAGGTAGCTTCACAGTACCGATGCCGAATGCCTGCTTCGTGTAGAAGAGGTTAGGCTGGTACAGAGTTGAAGCAGCACCAAGGATAGTGACAACAGCATCTTCGGCAGGAGCCGCAGTGACGTTGTTGTACTGACCGTTAGCTTCGTAGATAGCAGCACCTGAAACAGTGATAGTCGCAGCGTTGCCAGCGATAGTCACATCTTCGAGTACAGTGCCTGTCCACGGAACTTGGTTGCCTGAAGCGTCCAACATAGGCTCACGAGTAGCTACGTTGAGACGATTAACGCCTGCGATAGTTACCATGTCACCAGCTTTGATAGTACCAGTACCCAGACCGTCGAGAGACAGAACCTGAGTCATAGTGTCCTTAGCTGTTACATAAGTAGCGTCAGGAGCCGCTGCTAGTGCGCCAGCGCGGTCAGCAGTATCGCCTGAAGTGTAGCTAGACAGCGCGTTAGAGGTCAGAGCCATCATGCCGCCGAAGTTGCTAGAGATTTGCGCCTTTTCCCATGCAGTACGAACAAGGCCATCAGCCGCGTTCAGACCGTTCTGAGCTGAAGACAGCGCAGTAGTAGTGAATGGGTTCATCAGGTAATACTTGTCGTCAGACATTGGTACACCGATAGAATCCATCAAAGCGCCAGCACCAGCCACATCACCCCAAGCGTCTACGGCAGTGCCGTGAGTACCATACTTCAGTGAAGCGTTCTTGCGGATGAATGAACCAAGGTCAAGCTCCATGTCCGTTACAATGCGACGGGCCATAGGCTCAATGATCTGGTCGAGCTGGTCTAGCTCCAGAGCTTCCTCAACATTGCCCCACTCAGTAGCGGCAGTGAAGTAGTCCTGTACTGTACCAGTTGCCTTACCTGCAATGATGTCGCTCTTAGTGCTTGAGCTAATATCACCGCCAGAGGTACGGATTGAGTTGTAGTCGTGTGGACGCTTGAAGTCTACAGTTGAACCACTTGAAGGGTTGAACTTGCCTGACAGAAGCTGTGTGTCCACAGTCTTGGTTAGAACTCGGCTTGACTCAAATGCTTCTAGGAAGACCCGAGCCACTTTCCGAGTGACGTTACTATTAAGATTGTTAGCCATTTTACCTTTTCCTATTCAAATGTAGCGCCTTGTGGCCCTCTAGGTTTGGGGGCCGTACCAGCGCCGTGTGGCTGCTCCAATGGATCAGGAGCAGAATTTACCTTGGGTTTAAGAGCAGCAGCCTTCTGCTTGACCGTAGTCGCTATGTAGACAGCCGCCCTTGCAGGTGACATATCTCTTAGCTTCTCTAGCTCTAAAAGATTCTTAGACAGGTAAGAAGTAATCAATGGCCCTTGGTCTTCCTCAAGGATGAAATTAGCTACATCATCTTGAATACCAAACTGGGCTATCGTGTTACCTGCTGCCTGCAAATCCTCTGCCTTAATCCCGAGCTTGGTAGCGCGTTGGGAATAAGACTGAACCTTCTCGGTCAGTGCTTCTTGCTGCTTTTGGGCTTGCTGTTGGCGCAACATCTCTTGCTGCTGCCTCAAAGCCTGTTGCTGCGCGTCATACTGAATCGCAGCTTGCATAGCCCTGTCTCTCTGTTCTAGCTGCCTTCTGTATTCCTCGTCAGAAACTGCAAAAGGGTCTGGAACGTCTGGGACTTCCGGTCTACGCTGCTCAGGTACTTTAGCTTCTAATTCTTCAAGCCGCTTCTTTAGGGCTTCTGCCTCTCGCTCCTTCTCTCGGAGCTTGAAGACCTTTTTGCCCACAGCCTCATCAAATATCCGCTGCTGTTCTTCACTGAACGTGATGGGTTTATCCTGAGTCGCCTCAGCCTCCGGTGCTGAATCGGAATCCTGTTCCTCAACAGAATCTTCAGTTTCGACTACCTCCTCTACTACTTCCTCTACTACTTCATCGGAATCATAGGTGTAGTTGTCTTCTGGTTGCAGCTCGCTCATGTTTTGCCCCTTACGGTAAATGCCACGAAGAAAGGTCGTGTGCCTTGGGCTGATAATACCATATTTGGGTAAAAATCAACACTTGTTAGCTAAATAGGCTAATATGTGTGTAATTTAACCAAGGAGTTACTCATGAGCGATATATTGGACGCATTTGAGACAGACGACCCAGACCAGATGTCTGACATCTTGATTGATACTATCGGACAGCTAATAGAGGCTGACAGGGCCGGAGATGGCCCTATCACCGAGGAGTTGTGGGAGAAGGTAGAAGGGATGATTGCGAGTCTTGTTGAGGCTGTTTAGTCATGCTATTATGTTTACAAAATAGGAGGCTATATGAATTGCAAAGAATTATTAGATAGATATTGGTCGTGTTTTGGTCACCTTGACTTAACCGTTGGCGAAACAATAACAATCGAAGACATGGTTGCCTCAGAGCAGTTTAACCAAGAAGAGGCTTTAGAAATAATTAAATGTCTCGAAGACTGCTAAGATATTTGTTTACCCCTTCAAGCCAACGCTCGTCAGCCATCTGGTAATCTTGAGCGCCTCCAGATGTTTGGAAAGAACGATACGGACCTTGCTTATTAGCTCTTGCAGCCGCAGGGTCAGGAAACATTACATCCCAAGGTATCATTGGCTGATTTATAACAGCCCCACCCTCTCCTTGAATGACGGTGTCATAAGAAGCATTAAGACCTGTGTTTCTTTCCATTGTTAAAGGATCAGCATCCGCAGCAACCATTACCCTACTTCCGCTGAACCCAGCAGGGTTATCTAACATGAATTGTTCATTAATAACTGAATAAATATCTTCAGGAATAGGGGCGCCTTCTGCTTGCAGCTCTCTATTAGTTAAAACGCTCATAAATGCTTTGCGCTTATTACCCGCTGTAGCGTACTCATCAGTGGTTTTTAACCATTCTTCTAAATCTTCTGGCGTTGTATAGCCTTTCCAAGATTCTGCAATTCCTTTGGTGTCGCCTTTATTTAACTGTGATTGCATTTGCCTATTAAGGATGTCTTCGCCTTTCTTGGTTAACCCGCCAATAGACTTAATATATCTTGAAGCTATGACAGACGCTGGTTCTGCAAAATTAGAGCCATAATTATCCATACCCATGTAAACATAGACAGGGTCTTTTTTTGTTTCCGCTCTAACCCTGTTTGCATGGCCTTGCTTTGATTTTGCTGCTCCACTCATGCTCATCCAATTGCCATATCTATCAAAATGTTGAGGCCCGCCTTCAACCGTATACGGAGATATATCTACCCCAGCAACCCTATCTACTGTGCCATAAATAGTTTTATCCGCAGGCAAAGGAATTAAAGGGCTTCCAAGTAGCTGCTCATAAGTGCCTTCTTGAGCAAACAAGTCATCAGGAGATAAAACTCGCCCCCCAAGCAGCCTTGCATTTTCTCTTTGTGAAATTATTGGGTTGTTGTTGTATTCGCTTAACAGCTTTTTATAGCTTCCTTTTGCTATATTCTCTGGCCTTACATCTTGATTTACTTCTGCCATTAAAGGGTTAATGCTATACCCTTTCTCATTAACAAAATCTCTAACAGGGTATTCATTAACATCACCTGCTTTTGCGGTTTGAATAATATCGCCAAACTGAGAAGTTTCTCTCAAAGAGCGTAATGCTGACTTAGCGCCCTTAGCCGCAACATCACCAACAACAGGCACAACGCCCATCATGTTGATGCCAGCGCCTACCATGTCACCCTGCCCATAGGCTCGTGCCGCGTCCTCTACGGCTAATACATCACCAGCTACAGGCAAAAAGTCCACTGCGGATTCTATATCACCAGCGGCATTGAGAAGCCCCTGACGGTATCCACCCTCAAGCCCTGTAGCGTCTACTGCATCGCGCATCAGGTTGCTTAGAGCTGACCTGATAGAAGGTCTAGCGTTTTGCATGGTCTGGACGCGAGGAGCTACCTGCGTCCTACCCTGTAGAGAGTACCTGCGCGACAGTTCTTGTTGGGCTAACTCAGCGACGGTTGGCAAGGTTAATTAACTCCGCTTCAGACATCATAGGGATTTGAGCCTTCATCATCTGCTCTTCCATCATGTCAGACATCTTCTTCTGGTTGTCTAACTCTTCGCCCATTGTCTGAGCGGCTGTTTTGTCTATAGTCGCGCCAGCTTGCTGGGCCTTGATCTGTGTCTCCATGCGCTTAGTTTCAGCGTTGAAGGCATCTATCTGGTTATCAGCTTGGTCGCCTACCGTTTGGCTCTGTAGCTTCTGGGCTTCCAGTTGTAGCTTGATCTGCTCGTTCTGGAGCTTCTGCATCTCTATCTGCGCCCTAATCATCTCAGCCTGTGCCTTCTGTTGCTCTGCCTGAGCTAGAACCATGGCAGGGTCTGGCTGTTGCTCCTGACCCATCTGCTGCTGAACTGCCATCAGCTCCTCTTCAGTCATCTGAGACTGAGGGATTAGACCTTGCTGCATCATCTGTGCGCGCTTTCTTTCACCGATCTGGTTAGCCGCAGGAGTGTTGATGTTCTGCAACAACAGGTCGCCAGCTATCTGCATGAGCGAAGGGTCAACCTGAGCCAGTGAGGTTATAGCCTCTAGTGTCTCCTGCTGGCGGTTCTGGAAGCTCGGCCCTGCCCGACAGATAACGTCATACACACCAACAGATAGGTCATTCGCCGCAACCAATTCACCCGTCTGGTTATCAATCACCGTCTGGTTGATGTCAGCCATATCATAGGTGTCGTCTTCACGCAGCACACGGATAGTCCGAGCCGTGTCATACACCTTGGGGATAGCGTCCTTGATGAGATTGCCAGTGGCTTGTATAGCTATCTCCATTGCACGAGTGTACTGGTAGGTAGCGTTGTCGCCCTTGTTCTGGAGCTGACGGATTGCCACGCCTGACTGTGCGTTAGGGTTGTCGCCCATGTTAGCGGCAAACATCCCAGAGGCAGCGTTCATCATGCCCTGCATCGCAGTAGCGACAGTCCTCAGACCTGCATTGATCTGCGCGCCACCGTTCTGCTGTGGGACTTGTGGAAACTCTGGGTCAGGGTTAAAGAACTGCACTGGATCGGAGTTGGTATTCAGCGTAGCTAACTGGTCTTCATGGCCCGCAGCCTGAGTAGGAGTCATCCAATACTTAGCCCGTGGAGCTAACGCACCTTCCTCAATCTCACGGCTCATGGCGTAGTTCAAGACACGCTGAGGGTCTAGTAGCTTCTCTACCACACCCCAGTAGATTGTCTTGTTTTCAAATACTTTGTAGTTACCGTAGACAGGCACAACAGGGATGCGGTTGAACACTGTGTCCTTGTCATCCTCTAGCCAATCCTTCCCATCAAAGTACCTTGAGCAGACCTTGTGCATCTTGCGCTTGCGTCTGCGCACCTCGGTGACACCCATCATCTCAAGCTCGTCTCTGATCTTCTCAAAGTCGTCATTGACCTCATGGGTCTGGCCATTGGACATCATGACCAGCTCACGGTCTTCTGATTCCACATAGAGGAACTCACCCACCACAATGACTTCAGCCTTGTCGTAGTATGCGTCACCTTCACGGTCATCTGACACAGACTCTTCTGAGCCTTCAGGCCAGCGGCTCTGATACTCATCAATCGCCATGGGATGCAGGACAAACGCATAGCGTGAGTCAGACTTGTCTTGCTTCTCTGCCGCAGGGTCAAACCATACCCGATCTAGCGGGTTGGCAACCTTCTCAATCATGATGTCCTGATCGAAGGAGTTGTCATCTGCATACTTGGAACACACACGCCACGCATCAAAGCCACCTGTCACCATGCCACGGCAGGACTGTGCGTAGATTTGCTTGGCGTTAGAGAGATTCTCAATGTTGCGGATAATGCCGTCATAGGTATGAGCAATGTCCTTTGTGGCGTTACCACCAGCAGGACTAACACGGATGTCAAAGTCTGCCTGCTCAATCTCTGAGGCTACCTGAGAGACAATAGGGTTTACTTGATCAAACGTGTAGCGAGGCTTGTTCTGGTTGGAGTTCCACCAGTATGGCTCCCACTGACCGTCCCGCTTATCAAGGAACAGATGCGCCTCACGAGCCATCTCACGGTTATCATGGTCTGCCTGTTGGCAAGCGGAGAGAAGGTTGATGACGCTTTGGTGGTCGTCGTATTTATCCTTGTAGGAAAGATCAGCCTCGGTGTATTCGCCAGACTCTTCCTTCTCTTCCATTCCGTTTTCGTACTCAGCCATAACCTAGCCCCAGCCAGAGAAATTGATTTTGACAGCCGCTTTCTGGACTGCCTTTGGTGAAAACATAGACATCATGAGCGCGTCTCCCATGTTCGGTGACGGTAGCTCATACGGCTTCTTAGCCATGTCTATTTTTGACATTATCTGGATTTTACCATTATTTGAGCGTTTTTGCGGGATTCTGCACACTTCGCTTCTTAACTGGTCTAGCGTGGGTATTTCACTGCTCAGAGAGATAAGCTCGTCAGGGTTGATGTAGTCGCCCTTTGACACAGCCCTGTAGGTAGCCTCAAACCTATCCCTGAGCTTCCACCAATACTGCGCCCGTTTGTTAAAGAACGTGTCCTTGTTGGTCTTGGAGTCTGCCCCACTGTACGGCACAGCAGGGTCATCAGGAGTCTCAGAGCCACGGAACTGGTGCTTCTGCATC